TAGATTTCATCCATGGTAACAATACCCCAAGGAGAAAGAAGTTTCATCTTCTTTGTTCCCATAATCCTATCAATCCTGCCACAGATGTATGGAATGTCATAAAGGCGACAGTTCCAACCAGTAACAACTTCAGGTGGATTCTTGTTCCAATGATAGATGAATGAGTTGAGCATAGCAATCTCATCATCATAATGATAATAAGTTACATTATCTTGTGTGGGCGCATATGGTTTCCTACCCCAGGTAGTAATCTTCTTCGTAGAATAATCCTGCATAGAGATAGTCAACAACTCCTCTGAGCAGGATTCTGGGTCAGGAAAACCTTGTTCTGCCTGAACCTCAATATCAATGGTTACAAGATTAATCTTTCTAATATCAAACTTAATCTCATCCTCAGGATACTTCTCAGAGATGTATTGGAAGATAAACCTATCATTCCCATAAATCCTGAAACCATCCACATCTTCATACTTCTTGTAAAACTCTCTACAATCCCTGATAGTGCCAGGTTTGATGGGTTCTACATTTTCACCCTCAAGAGTTTTATACTTTGATTCCTTGTTTGATTTGACAAACAGAGTTGGTGAGAACTCCTCTTTGAACATGACTTTCTCACCATTATCAATTCCACGCACCAGAATATTGTTTCCAACCATCTGGACATTAGTATAAAACCTCATTCCTTCACCAGACTCTCATACTTCTCCATCAGTTTACTATTGGGTTCTGCTAGTGTCAAGATTTTGTCAGATGACATCATAAAAACATTTTGACTAGTTACATTCACCAACCAAGGTGTCATAGTTCCATCTGGATGAAACACAAATGGTTCTGTTAATTTGCAATCAGGTTCCCCAAGTTCTGTGGGAACCTCATCAATCTGAGAGATCAGAATACAATCACTGGTCAGGACCAGGAGCTTGACGTTCTCGTTCTTCATACTTTTCTACACCTTCCAAATACATTTTTTCAAGTTGTCCAACAGGGTTAGCAATTGTAACTACCCAATCAGATACAACAGGAATGACTTTGTCTTTTGCCAAAGGCATCCAAGGTGTCAATTGAATCTTGGCACCAATAGTAGTATCTTCTGTGTTGTTAGGAGTTACAAGTTGAGCTCTGCAAGGGTATTTAAGGTAATACCCTACAACCTTTTCCTCAACTACCATTTCCTGGATATCAGCAACAACATCTTCACCAGACTTCAGCAGCAATAATTGTACACTCATTGTTTTTAAAATTCCCTTCTTAGATTATAGAATAAAAAAGGAGGGGTGTCAACTGGATTGTGCCAGTTACCCCTCCGTCTGCGACGACGATATTCAGTTATATTTAGAACCAATCTTTTCTGGTGTGCTTCTCAGGAACTACCTTATGCAGTTCTACTGTCAGTAACCCATTCTCAAAAGCAACTGATCTAACTTCCGTGTCATCGCTGAGCGTCCAAGCCCTCTCAAAGTTGCGTTGTGCCAGACCTTGGACAACATACGTTGCTTCCTCTTCTTTATGATTCTTCTCGCCCTTAACAACGAGTTTACCATATTCTGTGTAGACATTAATCTCATCCTGTTTGAAACCTGCAAGAGCTAGTTCCAACCTTGACTCTGTATTACTAATCTGAAGTAAATTGTATGGTGGATAATTTGTTTCTTGAAATCCACTGAATACATTTGACAGATACTCATCCATCCCAATACTATTTCTTGTTACTTGTTCAAGCAACTTCTCAATGTTGTGCGACCCATAGTGTCTTAAAGATCCTGCGCTTCCCATAGTTCTCCTTTAAAAGCAAGTATAATAGTGTCAAACCCAAAGGCATCTGACATTACTAATTATACAGAAAACAAAAAAAAGTGGTAGGGTAGAAACCTCACCACTTTATAGGGTTGTTCCGACATTCGTAGAGTCTGCACGAAAGACTCAGTAATATTTAGGTGGTTTCCTCTACTTTACCTCTCTTACCAATGTTATATTTCTGCTCAAGAGTCCAGTCATTTTTATCTTTATAGGACAGAACCTTGATTTGGTTAAGGGGGGCAATATCCAGAATGGAGTCATCACTGACAATAGTGATCAGACCCCAGTCTGCTAGTAGTCTAGTAATACGATTTCTTCTTTGAACATCATTGATGGTCAGATTAGCATACTTGCCATCAAGTGCAAAAAGTTCTTTGAAATGAACAATAAAGTATTTACCTTGCTTGTGGAGAATATGGCAAGACTGATAGAGTTTCTTTTCTTTTCTAGAAGCAACACCAATCCTTGTCAGTGTCTCTCTAACTTTAAGAAAATCATCAGGTTCATTTAATTTAATCTCAACCATTTGATCCTGAGACCAATTAACCTGAGGTTCAGTTGTTTGAGTCATTTCGTTCCACCAGTGTCAAGTCTTTGTTTGATAAATTCAATTTGCTCTTGAGATAGAATTTTCAGTACTTGCAATGCCTTTTCATTACTATAACCATAGTATTGTTTTACATAGTCTAAGTCTGTTATTTTATCTTTCCTAAGCCAAGGAGAGAATCTCTTCCTCTTTCTCAATATATTTAGATAAAAACTATATTGCATATCTTTATCTAGGAAATGATACTTGTTCATTTCATTAGCAAACAACACACAATCTAAGTGACCTGACAAACACTTATTGATAATAAAAGGTGGATACTCTTTGATAAGAGTGGAATCTTCTTCAATAAGATTTTCCTTATTGAAGTTGATAGAATTAAGCCAATCCTTGAGTTCCATAATTAAAAAGCAGAAGTTCCTTTCTTTTCTTTTGTTCTCTCATATACTCACCAACAGAACGCATAGTATATGTGTGATCAAACTCTGCTGCATTCCAACCAGTAAATCTATCTTTAACAAGTTGATCAGAGTTGTAACTAATTAGTTGATGTACTGCTGATTCGTTACATGTTTTTGCAAAGAGATCATGATCAAATCCCTTGTGCATATCACCTTTCTTACCATAGATATTATCCTTGATATCATATGGTGGGTCAAGATATACAAAAGCAGTTCTTTCAGATTGCTCATCAAAGAGTTTTTCATAACTCAAATTAGTAATCTTCCAATTCTTAATGATCTCTGAATAACCAGGGAGTTTATCAATACCCCTATGAGAAAAGTTACCTTCTGATGCTGCTTTGGAAAATGAAGAACTTTCAGTCAGTCCAGAAAAAGAACATTTGTTTACTACATAAAAGCAAACTGCTCTCCAAAAATCATCATCCCCACCTTCTGCAAGGTACTCCTTTGAAGAAAGAAACAGACCCTTAGCAGTGTTAGGGTCACAGTTTCTATACTTTAACTCAGTAAGTTTATTCCTCATAGCAAAACCATCTTTTTGAAGATGCTTCCAAAAATTTACTAGAGGTTCATACAAATCATTAACCCACACATTCAAAGTAGGAAACTTCTTGGTCATGTGAATGGCAACACTGCCTCCCCCTATAAAGGGTTCCCTAAACTCATCATAGTTTCTGAGATCAGGAATGTATGGATCAATCTTTTTGCAAGCACGTGACTTGCCTCCAGGATAACGAAGAGGTGTTTTGTGTGACTTCATCATTCAGTAACACTATAAAATACCCCAGTAAGTCTATCAATACTTCTAGACATATTATAATATCCAGAACCAATAAACAACTGTCCAGAAACTACAGCAATAGTTGCTACACCCCAAAACCAATAATACCAATGAGTTTTGATTTGATGCTTTCTCATTTTATTAGTCATATTCAAAGAATCAATTTCTTGCTAGCAGTTTTAATTGGAGAGAACATCTCCTCATACTTTTCAATCAGTTCATCATTGATATTAGCAATGTAAACGATCCACTTCTTATTGATCTCCAGTTCCTTCTCATCTCTATTCAAGAGAGGAGCATAAGGAGCAAACCCAAGTTGTCCATTTCCTTGATTGAATGCCACAATTGCATTCATAACAATGATACTCTCATCCTTATCTTCAAGGAATTCTGCAACCACATCTTCACCAGAAGACATACGAAATACTTTTACATTCATTTGAATTCACACTCCACCATAATTTCAGTTAGACAAGCAAGCATATTTATTTCCTGGTCAGCCACGAAGCTACTTTGATATTGATACTTAGCAATAACAAGCACAGCAGCAGCAATCCCAGAACCTTCCAAGTGTGAATAAACAGCATCATACACACTCCTAAGAAGTACAGTAGGATCATTGTCCAGATTATCAACGACCCACTTTCTGACCTTAGAAAAGTCTTTATCTCTGAGATTTTTGAATAGTTCATCTGTTTTTACATTGCTGAATGCTGCCAGGATGCCTGTATCAATTTTACCACTAACTGAGTATCTTTGCAACTCATTAAGAACACGTCTCCAATCAGGGAAGTGTTTCTGGATAAGTTCTACCAGGACCTTGTTATCATATTCAACACTTTCTGCAGCCAAGATTTCTTGGATGCGCTTAAAGAACTGTCCTGCAACTTCCTGTCTCTCCTTTCCTCTGATGGAGAAGTCAATGACTGCACATCTGGAGTGAAGGGGTTGAATGATTTTGTTTTTGTAGTTGCAGGTGAAGATGAATCTGCAGTTACCAATAAACTCCTCTGTAAACGCCCTAAGGCAGAGTTGTACATCTGGGGTGGTGTTATCTGCCTCATCAATGATGATGACTTTATGTTTTGCTTGAGAAGATAGCGATACAGTTGAAGCGAAGTTCTTAGCATTGTTACGTACAGTGTCTAGAAAACGACCCTCATCAGAGCCATTAATAATATAATAGTCAGCACCTAGTTGATGACATAGTGCTTTAGCAACTGTTGTCTTACCACAACCAGGTGGTCCAGACAACAGTAGGTTTGGTACTTCTCCCTTACCAAGAAAGTCAATGAATGCTTTCTTAGTATTTTCAGGGAGAATACATTCTTCAATTGTCTTTGGGCGATACTTTTCAACCCAAACAAATTCATTACGACTCATTGTCAAATTGCAAATGGTTTCTTTCAATACTATGAATCAAGTTTCTTATAGTAAAATATGGAGACTTGGATGCTTCCTCTAGTGTAGCAGGACTATCACTATCCATCAAGTTTTTTGCTCTAACAAGTTCGCTGTAGATATGGTGCAAAAATCTATCCTTGAATAATGTATGACTCCAAAATACTATTGCATCCCTATGTCCTCTGGTAACCTCAGCAACCATATGGTTTGTTCCAGTTCTATATGTAATTGTACTACCTGCTGGTGGTTTGATTTTTTTTACCTCATTATTAATCCAAAGACACAATTCTCCTCCATCATACTCATCTGGTTCATTCAAGAATACTGTTGTACTGAATTCTCCATTTTCTGGTGAATCATGATGTGGTTTATAATAACACCCAACCCCAGTTCTTGATATTATTGGACTACCACTTGTTTTAGCTAAGGTAAAATAATAGAATTCAGTACAACTATCAATTTTAGAAAATAGAACATCAGTTAAGTCACTCTTTAGATAGTATGGAATATCCTTTTGAAGTGAATTCTTAATTATTTTCTTTTCTTCATCAGATGCACCACCTGTAACACTAGATATACCATCCTCCCATACACACTCTTCATTATTAATAACTTCATAGATACTTTTCAAGTCTTCTTTCGAAAGAAGTTTTTCATTATAAAGATAGTCAGACATACTAGATCCAATTAGGTTTACGTTCGGGAATACGAAGATAATTATCTTTTACCCAAGGTTTAGATGCAACATACATCTTGTATTTGTCAAAGATAGATATTGAAGTATCCAACTTAAACTCATCAGGTCCTGCAAATATAAAAGGAGTTGGTTCTTTACCACTACGACCTTGT